AATAGTAGATAAAATAGAAAAAATAGGATCTATACAAAATGAAGAAATTTGAACAACAATTACTAAAAAATATTCTTAAAGAGAATGTTGGTACAGATGATGAACAAAAAGTTACAAGTGAAGATAAACGTAATTTCTTGCATGCCGTATCAGAGTATCATAAATTAGGCGAAATGATTTATCGTGCTCAAGGATTAAAAGAAGTAGCCGAGACATTAAAAAATATTGTATCTACTGCTGAAAACTTAACAATACAAGAGTCAGAACATTGGTTTGATAATGTTACGGTGTCACGCCACATGAAGCAAATGAATGAGGCTTATAAAGTATTTGAAAAGACATCTCAAGAAATGTCTGGGATGCAACAACGTTTAGAAGCTGCATATGAAGATATGGGTATGGTATTAAACAAATATTATAAAGTTAACGAAGCTTTAAAATAATTTGTGCTTTTATATAAAAGTTATTATATTAAACAAAAATAAAAAGTTATGAGTAAAAAACAAAAACATTTTGAAAGCATTATTCCTGGAGCAATGACGGGAGTACGTGTTACTAAGTTGCCGTACGATGATAACAAACGTGATTTATCGTTTGCATTACGTAAGTGGAAAAAAATGATTAAAGATTCTAAGATTTTAATTGAATTAAAGGATCGTACAGAATACATTAAGCCATCCTTTAAGAAAAAGGAACAACGTAAACGTAGTGCTTATTTACAACGGAAGCAGTCAGAAAATATCTAATTGTAAGAAAAATTCTAAAAAGATGTCAGAAACGGCATCTTTTTTACTATCTGCCATATTTATATTTGTCTTGATACTATATCTCAATATATAGTCACTCTAAATTATTTTATATCTCTATTAAGATTCCAATAATCTTATTTCCAAATTAAATACGAGGAAAAGCAATGAACAAATTGTTAAAAGAGGCAATTGCTGATGCTAAAGCTGTACGCGAAACTGCACTAGCAAATGCCAAAATTGCATTAGAAGAAGCTTTCACCCCAAGACTCCAAAGCATGTTATCTGCTCGCTTATCTGAAGCTGATGATGAAATGTACGAAGAAGAAGAAGAATTAGAAGCACCAGCTCCAGAAGTAACTGAAGAAGGTGAAGAAGATGATACTGACGGTACACCAAATCCAGGCCCAGCTATTGAAGAAGAAGATGATATGGAAATGGAAGAGGAAGGGTTAGATCTTGAATCAATCATTCGTGAACTTGAAGGCGACAGTGAAGAAATGTACGAAGAAGAAGAAGAATTAGAAGCACCAGCTCCGGAAATGACCGAAGAAGGTGAAGAAGAAGATTCTAACATTTCTATCGATGAAATCATTAACGCACTTCGCGAAGCTGATGGTGAAGATGAAGAGGTTGTTAAAGAAGAAGAAGAGGATGTTGTTGAAGAAGAAGACGAAAAAGAATCTGCGAAAGTAGAAGAAGCTTATCGTGTTATCAAATTCTTGAAGAACAAAATCAACGAAGTAAATCTTCTTAATGCAAAATTATTATTTTCAAACAAGTTGTTTAGAAACTATGAATTAAATGAGTCACAGAAAATGAAAGTTATTGAAAACTTTGACCGTGCAAATAATTTGCGTGAAGTTAAGTTAGTATTTAGCACATTATGTGAATCTTTAACTGTTTCTAAAACAGCGAAAAAACAAAACATTAAAGAAGGCTATGCTTCTAAACCGGTACGTAGTACTGCACCAAAGAAAGAAATTCTTTCTGAGGGCACTGCTTTAGCTAACCGTTGGAAGAAATTAGCTAATTTAAAGTAATTAACAAACAAGAGGAAAAAAAATGAATTTAAATTCTTTATTACCTCATGATGCTCAAGCAAACCAAAATACAGTATCACTTCAATTAGAAAAGAAGTGGGCACGTACTGGTCTTTTGGAAGGTTTAGGCAATGAGGTTGAGCGCAAGGGCATGGCTGTTCTTTTAGAGAACCAAGCTAAGCAACTTGTAACTGAAGCTAACTCTACTGGTACTGATTCGAATGCTGAACAGTGGGCTGGTGTAGCTTTACCATTAGTACGTCGTATCTTTGCAGAAATTGCTGCAAAAGATTTCGTTAGTGTACAACCAATGAACTTACCATCAGGACTTGTATTCTTTTTAGATTTCAAGTATGGTACAGCTCAAGGCAATCCGCGCGGAGCAGCTGGTTCTGGTAATGACTTCTTAACAGGTCAAGGTCGTAACTCTCAAATGGATTCTGTATTCGGTGTAACTGATTCAGACCGTGGTACTACTGGCGCACCTAGCGAAGGTCTTTACGGTGCTGGACGTTTTGGTTATTCTGTTAACAATGTTACTGCATCATTAGGTGTTTTAACTAACACTGTAATCACTGCACGTACTGGATCTGTAGCAGCTGGTACTGGAGTATTCGCTAATGGTACTGGATTAACACAAACACAATTCGATTGGTTTACTAACTATAATGCAGAGTTTTCTGCGTCAGTTGTAGCTAACCAGTTATCTGGCTTTGTAGTATTATCTGTACCAACTTCATCGTTATCTGTCCCAGACTTGAAAGGCGTTCGTGCTTTCAACATTAGTGGGTCTGGTATTACCGGTGTATATCCTGAGTTTACTAGAATCTCTCAAGACAAAGGTCATATTGATTTCTTAGTAGATCCTGGAACTGACTTTAACAATCCGGTAGTAGTTTATCATAAGCAACCACTTGATAACAGCCGTGGCGACTTTGAAGATCCGACAGCTATTGGAAACAATACTAACTCTAGCACAAACTTAGCTATTCCAGAAATCAACTTAGAACTTCGTTCTGAAGCAATCGTTGCTAAGACTCGTAAGTTAAAGGCTATTTGGTCTCCTGAATTTGCTCAAGATTTAAATGCTTACCACTCAATTGATGCTGAAGCTGAATTGACTAGCATGTTGTCTGAGTATATCTCTCAAGAGATTGATCTTGAAATCTTAGATATGTTGATCCAAAACGCTCAAACAACTGAGTATTGGTCAGCACAAATTGGATATGTATTTGATTCTGCAACTAATGCATTTGTAAATGCTGCTACTGCTGGTCAGGCATATAACCAAGGAACTTGGTTCCAAACTTTAGGAACTAAGATCCAGAAAGTATCTAACAAAATTCATCAGTTAACTATGCGCGGTGGAGCGAACTTCTTAGTATGTTCTCCAACTGTAGCAACTATATTAGAGTCTATCCCAGGATATGCTGCTGATACAGATGGTAACAAAATGAACTTTGCAATGGGTGTACAAAAAGTTGGTGCTATTAACAACCGTTACCAAGTATATAAGAATCCTTATATGACTGAAAACACTATCCTTTTAGGATACCGTGGATCTCAGTTCCTTGAGACTGGTGCTGTTTATGCTCCATATATCCCATTGATGATGACACCACTTGTTTATGATCCATCGAACTTCACTCCAAGAAAAGGTGTGATGACTCGTTACGCTAAGAAAATGGTTCGTCCAGAATTCTACGGTAAGATCTTCGTTGGTGGTTTAAATCAACTATAATTGTTAATTAATAATTAATAATTGTTTATTATGTAAAGAGGCGGCTTCGGTCGCCTTTTTACTTTTCAAAGGATATTTATACGAAAGGGGAAAGGTTATGGATCCAGTTAAATTGTCAAACTATGAAAAGCGTAAGCCAAAGAATCCTATCAAATTTGCTATTGAGTTAAACGAAGAGCAAAAGTTAGCGAAGGCATTGATTTACGATAATCCGGTAGTGTTGTTGAAAGGGCAAGCCGGTTCCGGTAAAACATTAGCAGCTTGCCAATGTGCCTTAGACATGTTCTTTAAACGTGAAATAGAAAAGATTGTAATTACAAGACCTACGGTAGCTAAAGAAGATATTGGATTCTTACCAGGAGATCTAAAAGAAAAAATGGATCCGTGGTTAGCTCCTATCTATTCCAATCTATATCTTTTATATAACAGAGAGAAAGTAGATAAAATGGTTTCAGAAGGTCAAATTGAAATTGTACCATTTGCATTTATGCGAGGAAGAACGTTCCCTAATACATATGTCATTGTTGACGAATGCCAAAACATTACACATGGCCAAACTGAAATGATGTTAGGTCGTTTAGGTCGTGGAGGTA